GGTTTATTGAAATTAGCGAAATATATTTTATACGAATAAATAATAAATCTAACTTTAATGAAAATGATTTTAAACTTGGAACTATTATTAATGAATTATACGACGACATGCAAGAATTAATTATTGAAAAAAATATTTTTAAATCTTTGAAACGTGAGTATCGTATATTGAGTTTATTAGATCGTGATAAAAATAGACAACGTGTATTAACAACGTTGTTTAATGGCAAATATGGATATTTATATTATACTATATCTCAATTAAAAACATTAATTATAATGAAAGAACAAACATTTAAACCAGTAGAAGATGAAATATTTTTACAAGTACAACAGGTGTTAAAAGATGATATTGGTAAAATATTAAATTATAATTATGCATTTTCAAAATTAGATAATCCAATAGATAATATAAAAATTATTGAAACTATTATTTCATATTTAACAGAATATTTAAATTTTAGGATACAAAAAATAGCGATTAAATCTTCCTTTTAACAAATTGAAAAAAAATAGAGAAGAGACCCAGGGTGTCTGTTTTTATTTTTAGATAATATAATATTTTATACTTTTATAATATATGTTAAACTTTTTAGCAGATATTATAAAAATTGGATTATTAGTAGGATATGTAGCATTTGATTTTAGAATAAGTATATTTTATACTGCGTATATCTTAGATATATTACAACAGGTTTGTATTATTGGATTGAACGCAGTTCTGTAAGGCAGAAAATTTATATTATGAGTTTATATATTATAAAAAATCTATATAATATATAATGCTAAATCTAGAAAAAATTGGAGTTCCTATTGCAGATATTAAATTAAATGAAGGTAAGAAGAAGAAAGAAAGCACTATTTATATGGCATCACCAGAAGAGGTAGATGAAGTGCATAGTGGATTTTATAAGTTTAGTTTAGATAATCAAAGATATAAAGATTATCATTTTGAATTAAGTGTAGATAATTCACACGAAAGACAAATTATTTATGTGAGCGGACAGAGTGGCAGTGGCAAGTCTTATTGGTGTCGTCGTTATTTAGAATCTTACCAAAAAGTTTATCCGGATAGACCTATTTATTTATTTAGTAGTTTAGAAGAAGATTCCAGTATTGATAAACTCAAAAATTTACAACGAATTAATTTAACTCCTGAATTCATAAATGATAATTTACAGGCAGAAGATTTTAAAGATTCTTGTTGTGTGTTTGATGATTGTGATGTAATTATTGACAAAAAACTACGTAAAAAAGTGTTAGAAATACAGGGTTCGATCTTGCAGGTAGGCAGACATTTTAACGTGTCTGCAGTTATCACGTCCCATGTATCCACCAATGGGGCAGATACGAAACTCATTCTCACCGAGGCCCACAATATAGTTATATTTCCAAATAATATGAATGCCAGATCATTAAAATATATGCTTGAATCGTATATGGGTATGGATAAAAACGAAATAAAACAGATAAAAAAGTTAAAAGGTAGGTCTGTAACATTCTGTAAAACATACCCAAAATGCATTGTTAGTGATAAAGAAGTATATATTATGGGTAAAGATGATTAAACGATATATATTTAAATCAATTTTATTCGTGTTTTTACGCTCACTAATGGTGAGTCTAATTTAACTAATATAATTTTATTCGTGTTTTCTACTCCATCATTGATGGAGACGATTAAAATTTCGGTAAGTTCTTATCACCTCTATACAGTTGTTTTAATTTTATTTGTTCTTTCAATCTATCTATTGGTATATCTTGTAATAGTGTTGGGGTTTTATCACTAATTCGTTTGGTTGGTCTATATGTTGGGTACATATTGCCTTGCATAACTCCGTTACTATCATCATCATCTACAATTGGATTTATGTTTTTCCATGCTTCCATATACCATCTTTTCAAATCTTTTGGTTTTCCATCTTCAATATACTTACCACCACGTCGTTTGTATTCCTTTACAAGGGAACCACTACGGTATGCACTTGGTTTATCATATATATTATAAATATCCGTTTTTACTTCTTCATATAATTTTGGATATGCTGGTGTAGCACCACCTTTTTTTATTACATCTACAACAGCACCAGTTCCGGTAACCGCATTCATTATCTTTTTTGTTATTGGTAATGTTTTGAATATAGTTTCAACATCCTGTTTGATAAATTGTTGTAAATTATCATTTAATATTGATGAACCTTTGAGGATTCCTATTATATAATCCTGGCAGTTTGATTTAATAGCATCATATGCGAAATATTTATTACCTAATACTTTTTTACCATTATCAAGTAATTCTTTGAATGTTAATCCTGATGGTATATAGGTTGCATCTACGTATTCGCTATTTTTGGGATTATATGATGATACAACTTTTATATTGATTCTTTCATTTTTTTCAAGAAGTATTTTAATACCATTATCTAACGTAATGATACTAAATAAATGCACTAATTTATCGTATGGACTTTGTTTTAATAATTTTTGGAATGCTCCTAATGTTACAATATTAAGTATGGCATTTATAGCACTTGGTATTGGACTACGTCCTATTTTAATGCTTGTAATAGCATTAGACCCATATTTTTCAATAATCTTCTTTTGATCAGGTGAGTAATCTTTTATACCATATATTAATGCTTTACTGCCTTGCAGAACTGCGTTTCCAACATCATATATACCTGCTCCGGTTACATGATCGTCTTGTTGTAACGAAGTTTTGCTAGGCAATAATTTTTTTAATATATCTTCTCTCAATTTTTTTAATTTTAGGTTTATTTCAGTGTTTCGGTCATCGGTGGGTTGTCTCACGTCAAGCGAGGATGGTGGTTTTTGTTGTCTCACGTCAAGCGGTGGTGAGAGTTTGCTACGTGATTGTGTTAATTGATCGTACCTTGTAAGTAATCTTTCTTCTAAATTTTTAAGATTATATACAACAGATTGTTTAGTTAATAATTCGGTTGAAAGATTTTTTAATTCTACTAAAAGTTCTAATGCCTTTTCAATTGCATTAATTTTTGCTTTGATAGTTTTTAATTTTGTTTCTTTATCAATTTGTTTTAAAATGGTTGCTCTTATCTTCGTAATTTTTTTAAAGAGTGTATTTAACTCGTTAGACATTATATTATTAGTTGATATTTTATAATTGCACACAGAGTATATATGAAAATCATATAAATACATAGGCATATAATATATTATAAAATGGATTACGATTACGATATGGAATCCAATAATTTTTACAACGGATTATTTGAACTAGGATGGAATCCTCCTTGGGTTGTTAGGAACTTTAAATATGCTGGTGGAGATAAGGGTAGTCATAAGAAGTATTTTGACTTGGTTAATAAAACTACACCTCTTACAAAACCCCCTCATACCGACCGTTGTGTATGTGGACATTATATTAAAGAAAACTGCTACATAACCGATGGTGATGGTACTGTATTGGTTGTAGGTAATAAGTGCATTAAAAGATTTATTACGAAATCAGGACGAACCTGTGAAACTTGTGGAGGAAATCATAGAAACCGAACAATAAATAAGTGTAATAAATGCAGACTTTAACAAAATAATTACTTTTTTTATTCTAAAAATTGCTAAGCAATATAACGAAGTTCTACGAAGTAGTAAAAAGTATATCAAAAGATAAATATAGAATCATTACAAAAGTCTTTTTATAAATAAAAATGTGAAATATTAATTTTTTTATTTTTTTTTATTTTTTTTTGGTGGGTACCCCACACCCACCCTTTTTTTTTATTTTTTTCATTTTTTATAAAAATATAAAAACTACGAATTGTAAAAGTTAAACTTAAAACTTTTATATAGAAAAATAAAAATAAATAAAATATTTTTTAAAATATTATAAAATATAAATAATATTATATATGGAAACTAACGAAGTTCTACGGAGTAGAAAATATAATCAATTAATATCTGTAAGTAATCCTGAATTAGTTTATAATAACTTACAAAAATACCTTAGAAATGCAACGGATTTGTATATTAGTAATCGTAAAAATAAAAAATATATGATTCTTAATCCATATACAAATAAGATGGTTCATTTTGGAGATATTAGATATGAAGACCTAACTCGGCATTTTGATCCAATCCGTCGTAATTCCTACCTTCGTAGAGCAACCAATATACGTGGTACTACATGGAAAGATGACCCATATTCAAGCAACAACCTTGCTATTTGGACTCTATGGAATATATTATAAGCACATATGAAAATCATATAACCCCTTTAAGGATTGATTACAAATAATTTTTATAAGCAATATTTAAAAATTATTTAACATATCAATATCAAAATTTAAATTATGTTCTTTAATAAAATTTTTAACAGCATTTAAACCTATTATGTGGTCGTTTGATTTTAAATGGTTAAGTTTGCAGTATAAAGCATATTGAATACCACACGGACATTTAACGATTCTCCGGTTATTTTCTTTTTCCATTTCAATTTTTTCTTTTAATATACGTTTAGTTTCTTTTTCTTTACGTCTTTCTTCTTCTTTTTCTTCACGAATTTTATTTCGTTGTTCTTTTTCTCGTAATCGTTGTTGTTCTTTTTCACGTGTTATCTCTAATCGTTGCATTCGTTTAATATCCATTTCCATATTTTTTATTGTTTGTTTTGTGGATACTATTTTTACCTTTTTTAAATTACTAATTATTAAATATAGTTTTTCTAATATTATTTTTACGAATTTTATAAAATCAGGTATATCTTCTTCATTAATATTTGGTTCATATTTTTCTATATATTTAGTTACATTCTCGTTGTTATTTATTTCATATTCAATATTTAAAATCTTTTTAAGATTATATAATATCTTTTCATATTCTTCTTTCTGTTCTAATTTAACATCTTCTTCAAATGCATATTGTCCGTAGAAAATATACGTATCTGTTTCGTAAAATTTTTCATATTTCAAATTCATAGTCATCTTATTATATATAAATATCATATGTCTTTAAGTTATTTTAAAAAAATAAAAAAAAATAAAAAAAAAAGGGGGTGTGGGGTACCCACCCAAAAAAAATAAAAAAAAATAAAAAAATCAATATTTCAACTATTTAAACTATTTAATTATTTTTTCAAATATTTTGGAATTAATTTATTAAACAATATATTCTGTAAAAACTTTTCTTTTTCTTTATTTTTATCATATTTAATATTTGTATATTTAGTACCTTTTATAAATGGTTCTAAATACTTGGTTACATCTTTTTCAATTTCAACTATATAACCTTTCATAATATTATTAATATTTTCTCTTTGTTTGAGTCCTTTAGATGCATCAAATAAATCCCTTATTATTTCAGGTGTAGATAATGTTGGATTTAAAAATATAAGTTCTGTAAGTAATAAACACCATACCAAACAAGTTCCACCACTACTATTACCTTGTAACCTTATTTCTTTTTTTGGTGTTATTGTTCCATATTTGTCTTTATCTATTAAAACGTATGTTTCTATTAAACGAATATCACCTAGAAGAGATTTAAATGGAGGTGAATTTATCATATTCATTAAACCAATATGTAGATAATCATATAGTTTAGGATCTGATGGTTTATTATGTGGTTCAAACCATTCCATTATTTTATCACGTGGTCTATAAATAAGTAAATTAGCGTGTAATATATTTTTTGGTTTAAATTCCAAATTAAATGGTATAACGATTGCATTTTCATTATATTTTGTTATATAATATGAAATATCTTGTGCTAGTATATCAATATTAACTGGATTATCTGTAATATCAAATAATATACCTGATTTAAATTCTTTACTTGTTTTTTTAGGTATATTTATATAAATACCTAACAACTTTTTTTTAGGTATATCGTCCATACCTTCACGATTGTCGTATAGATTTTTTCCATATTCACTAATGATAATAGATTTTTTTTTATATGTATCATATACATTTAAATATCCTATATTACTAATAAAGTCACTTGCTACAAACTTGGTTAATGGAGTATCTATATTAGACCCAATATCCATCAACTTATTAATACCACGCATACCTTCGTTAATTGTGATTCCTATATCGTCAATTGCAATATCTGCTTCTTCATTACTAACTTCTTTTTGTTTAGGTAATAATAAATTAGTAGGAACATATTCCGGTAATTCAAATGCTTCTAATTCTTCTAATGTAGGGTCTTTGCCACGTATAACTTTTGGTTTAAAATCTTCATCATCGTCATCTTGTTTAGATACGTGTGCTTTAATACGTTCAATTAAATCTTTTTTACGTCCAGTCAGTTTAAGCATGTAACCTTTTAATAATGTTTTTAACATAGGTATTGTCATATTATCATAATCATAGTCAACCCTTACCCTAGATTTTCCAATACGACCTGTATAATTAAAATTAAAATCATCGTCATATGCTTTTAAAAAAAGTCCTACGTCTAGTATTCGTTGTATTAAATCTGGTTTATTTCCAGTCATCTTATATCCATTTTTTTTTAATACTGCTTTTAAATCAACCACTTTAAATTTATTTAAATCTTCTATATATTCGTCCATAATATATATATTATATATATATTTTTATAAATAACGAAATTTTTTATAAAAGTATTATATATAAATGTCAAAATCTTCAAATAAAAAGGATATATATGAAAATCATATAAATACACCACGTAAGAATATATATAAAATGGATTCATACCGCAAAAAACAGGTTGATGAACTCAAAAATAAGATTGATGAAAAACAGAAAGAACACCAGAAAAAGTTAGATGAAAAACAGAAAATAATTGATGAAAAACAGAAACAAATTGACGAGAAAAGAAGAGAACTGAACATAAAACCACAAACACACGAAGAGTTTATGGAAAATGTTAAAAAAGAAGTTGATGAAAAAATGAAGAAACATGAAAATGAAAATAAACAAATTGAACCAACCGTAGTAAAAAAGCAACGAAAACCAAGGCAACCCAGGGGAGTTAAAGAGGGAAAGTCTTTAAAGCAACCTAATGCAATGCAGATTAAAAAATTATATATTCAATATATTAAATTAAAAAATGCGATATATAAAGATATTCCAAAGGTAAATAAACTAAAAACATTAAAAGGACAACAGAAATTTTTAGATAAATTAATATTTACAAAATTAAAAAAGTTGGAAGATATAAAAAATATGTTAGAACCATTATTGGACGATACTAACGAAGTTATGCTAAGCAGAGAATATAACCAAGATATCCGTAGTGATATTTTAAATTCAATAACCGATTTATTATCTATTCTAGAAAAAACTTATGATAATATTGCAGAACCAATTAAACCAATAAAAATCAAAGCAGATAAGAAACAAAAGGAGAGTGTTAAACAATATTTTAGACATTTAAATTTACTTACAAAAGCAGCAGGTTACGCAGTACCAACTGAATTAACCGTAGATCACGCTGAAAGTGTTGGGGTATTATCCTATGTATTAAAATTATTATTTCCTGATATTTTAAAATATAATGCATATAAACTCAAAAAGAATCAAGTAAAATTTATTTTAGATAAGTTGAAGGAACATATTGATGGTATAAGTAATGAAGAATATACAGATATTATTAAAAATTTAAAACTAAATGAAATCAAACTAACTTATCCTGTAAAGAAACACCAAAAGGAATTACCTATTTTAGACGATATTACCACGATATATTCCGGCATTTCCACCGATGAACCGAAACCTTCCACCGATGAACCGAAACCTTCCACCGATGAACCAACTAAACCACGTAGAAAGAAGGTTATTGAAACTGACGATGACGATTTCTATGCAAACCTTAAAGTTATTCCACTTGAAGAGGGTATGCCAAATGATAAAGCAATTGATAAAAAAATAGTCATTAAACGAAAACCCAAGACACCTAAACCTGTTAAAAAAAAATATACTTACAAGGAGATTAAAGAAGCAAAAACTATTGAAGAATACGTGAAGAATGGGTTTTTATATAAAACAATACAATACAAAGACGGGTATATCCAAGAGTTAAAACCTCAACCGGTAATAGCAGAAGAAGAAGAAGAATATATACCACAACAATTAACAGAGTTAGATAGATATGTTAATAAAATAAGTCTTTATAACACAGATGAAATACAACAGGAATTTATAGATAGAGATATTAAATTTTTAAAAAATAAAAATAAACTTGAACTAATTGAGATTTTAAAAAAACAATACATTAAACAATTTCCCAATTCCTACAATACGAGTATTAATCGTATTTACTAGGGATATATGATTTTCATATGTATCAAATAAAACTTAAAATCTCACGACACATTGGACAAATGCAATCTTGGTCTTGGTCAGGTTTTAGATTAATCGCACACGTAATACATATAGGGTGGTTACATGAACTAGTCGTAATGGTGGATTCATAACATACAGAACATTTATTTTCTTCGGTCGTAATAAATTTTATATTGTTATTATCTTTGAAAAAGATTGGTAATTCTTTTCTAATATTTCCATAATGAATATTTTTGGTATGTAAAAACTTGCCAGTATAATTACAAAATTTAATATTTTTTATTAAAGTGTTTAAATGCACTAATACGTGTTTGCATTTATCTACCATAGGTATATGGTCGCATAAAATTATATAGTCAGGATCAGTTAATAAATTATATAAATACTCATCGTCCTCATCATCATTCATTTCAAACAACTTTTTTTGAATATTTTTGTTATGTAAAATACATCTAATTACCCCACTTTCCACAAAATATTTTAGGGTGATATTTACAGGGATATTATCAATTAATACCTCTTCGTAAAAACCACAAGAATCATTACTAAATAGCGTTGTTTCAATATATTTTAACAATTCCGTAGAAATTTCACAGGTCATATATTATTAGTATATAAGTATTTAATAAATTATATGTAACTTATTAAATTGTTGTATATTACTAAACTCTGTATAATTCAAACATATCCTCGTTAGATAAATTAAGATTATTTTTAAAATAACGTTGATGTCTTGTAGATTGCTTATGGTAAAATATACCTGATGACCTATTTTGAAAAATACTTCCACATTTACAATAATATTTGGATAGTACTGAAATATTATCCTTGCATGTAACCTCTACGTTGCTTACGTAATCCGGATAAACACGTTCTCCTTTATAAACTACTATATGATTTGGCATTTTATTATTTGGCATTTAATATTTTTAAAAAATATTTTTAAATCTTTAAATATTTGCATAATGGGTTAAATGGGTACCCTCACGAAGTGCGTGAGGTGTATTATTCAAGTCTAATAAAACAAATATCATTACAATTTGTATCCTGTAATGCGGTAGAACTCTGCCAGTTTCCAGCACTAGTAGTAGCAGAAAGATATAAAAAGATAGAAGCATCTGCCGCCAAAGTCACAATATTAGAGCACGAATGTCTTGAATTAACATCGGCAGCATTAGCAGCGGATACTTGGAGTTGACATAGACCGATCGCACCAGCAACACCAAACAAGGCAGTTTGCGTTACAATACCAGTAGTTCCGGTAAGATTTGCCCCTGCATTCACAGGGTCAAGAGCAAAATTTAAAATAACAAGATACTTACCTGCTTTTAGTGAGGTAATTGCTACACCTCCATTTGAAAACACAGCACCCGAGGCCGTAGAGGGTGCGGTAAACTGGACTGTTGTTGATGGAAAACCTGATTTAGTTGACATTATATATTACTAAAAGAAAATAAAATTATATAATACTTTTTCTAAAAGTTTTAATTCCTAAATATCAATATCAAATAATCTTTCTGTTTCTAATTTAATCTGTTTTTGTAGTTCACGATATTTCTTATGTCTTTCCTTCTCTTTTTCAACATTATTTTCACGATATTTCTTATGTCTTTCCTTCTCTTTTTCAACATTATTTTCACGATATTCTTTATTTTTTTCTTTAACTTTTTCAACATTATTTTCACGATATTCTTTATTTTTTTCTTTAACTTTTTCAACATTTTCTTCTCTATATTTCTTATGTCTTTCCTTCTCTTTTTCAACATTATTTTCACGATATTCTTTCGTATATTTTTTTATTTTTTCAACATTTTTTTCTCTATATTTCTTTTGTATTTCACGCACTTTTTCAACATTATTTTCACGATATTCTTTATTTTTTTCTTTAACTTTTTCAGCATTATCTTCTCTCCATTCTTCACGAGTTCTTGATGGTACTTCTTTATTTAGGGTTGCTCCTAATAATTCAAAATATCGTCTTTCATGTTTAGCAGCATCTTTTTCATCTACACAACATATTTTTTCTAATTCAATCATAGACCAATTATTCCAACCTCCATGTTCTCGTATGAATTGATAAACATACAAATTATATTTTTCATAATTTGGATTATTACAACTATTTTTATGCGTTCCCTTTCTATTAGTCCAATTCGTCGTATGTCCCACATAAACATCTGTAATTGTTGGGTCATTACAACATAGTTTATATATAATAGTGTTGGAATAATCAATAGGTTTTCTCGGCATTCTTATAATATCTTATAACTTCTCTTTAAATTAATTCCATAAAATTATATTTTGATATACTTTTTCTAAAAGTATCCATAAAATAAAAAAAATATAAAAATAATTTATATAAATATAATATAATGGGTAGAGAGTATTTCGGTTCTCTAAATGGACGAATACCAAGATTCGTAACAGATGAATTAGTTTTTACGGATATGTGTTGCACTTTTACA